TCTAGTTGCTTTCTATTCATTGTGCTACCTGCTCTGCCCCTTGCGTTTTGCCCTTGCTTAACCTTAGTATTATTTTGGCAGCTTTAGCCTCATTTACAGCTACCTCAAAGTGCATTTCATCTGCCCTAGTCCACTCGCCGCCCCAGGCAAGCCCCCATTTTTTGCATAGCGCTTTAATCATTGGCACTTTCTCAGCTGGAAATGTACCGCGCTTAGTCAGCGGGTGTTTAGTAGCGTTTAGATCTATAGCTGTACCGCTTGCGTGATTACTTAGCTTGCCCGGTACGCCGCGCACATCTCTAAAACAGTAGCCCCACTCATCTAGGCCGCCTTCATCTATTGGCTCTATTAGCGCGTGAAACTCAGCGGCAAAACCTATAAGCAAAGGTGCTACAGCCTCAGCGCATCTAAGTTTTCTATTAGTGCCGGGTACTGCATAACTGTTTATGCCTATTTCTGCCGGGTCTTTGCTGGCAGGCCAGCCGTTATAGCTCGTTAGCATAATAATTTATTTTAGAATAATCCCTTGAGATTATGCTAGAAGCAGTTTAGCCTCATCCTCAGTAATTCCTAGCCGATTTAGCAAAGCTGCCTTTTTAGTGGCCTTTGCTTCCGCCTCGGCTTGGCGCTGTGTTTCTTGGGCTTTATCTAGTTCCCATTGAGCCAGTTCATCGGCTGTCATTTCTCGGTCAATAATTTTATTAGTTTCTGCATTATGTATTCTTATCATTACTTTAGTCATTATTTAACCCCATATACATAGACAGTTCCAGCAGTAAAAGTTGAGCTAACAGTTGTGAAAGTTAATGAGCTAATTGCTGCTGCTGCGTCATAAATGCCAAGTGAATTAAACATATACCAAGGGTTAGTAAGTGTTGTATTTGAGCCAACACAAGACCAATTAAAAAAATGCTGACTTGTGTCATTTGGTGAATAAATATCCATTACCATTTGACCTAATTTGTAATAATCTGACGAAGTTCCTAGAGGCGAGCGGATAGAAATATTAGTTGCGCCAATAGAATTATTAGGGTCAAAAGTTGGCCCTGTGTCATAAATATTGCTGCGCATTGTGGAATAATTGGCGGCAGTATCACCATTGATTCTAACGGTGTACCCATTTGCATCTGCAGCTGTTTTTACTCCTAAGACTTGAACCTGCAAATTGACATAACCTGTAGACGTAAAACTTATTGTAGTTGCTGCACCGCTTAATGAAGTGCCACCTGAATTAAGCAAAGTCATACCGCCGCCACCCGCCGTAAACTGAAAAAATATAGCGGCGCTTGCGCTAGTAAAACGTAATACGCCGCCTTGATTTTGTGCTAACGCTAATGATCCAGATGTACTTACGGTTGCTGAACCTGCCGTAATTGTGCTAACACCTACACCTAAATTTATAATAGTTACAATATCGCCCGCTGAAAATAATCCTGTATTTACTGTAATTGTAGTAGCGCTTGCGCTACTCATTGTAATAGAATCGCCGGCATCTGCCGCTACTAATACATAGCTAGCAGTTTTTGCGTTAGCCGCGCCGCCTAGCATAGCGGTTTGTTGAAGCGAGGTCATTTGAGCAGCTGTTAAAACCTGCCCAGTACTAAAAATCTGTTTAGCCATTGTTACCCCCTTAGTAGGCCAATACGCCTGTGTCTAGCAGGCCGTATATGGTTGAGTCTAGTATAAAGCCGTCTATTATCGGCTCTAGTGTGGTTAGTGTCGTTTTCCAGCTGCCAGGCGTAATTGCCATAGATACGCCAAACACCTGTAAAGTCTTAGTTAAAGTAGATGTGCCCGGTTGGTTTGTAGTAATCGTTATAGGGTCAAAAAAATCTAGATCTAGGGCTGCAATTATGCCGGCATTATAGTTATCTGTGTATAAATCTAAGGTAATTGCATCACATCTTATAGACGTTTCTTTACGGCTAGCTACATAGGCTTGAGCGTAATCTAGGGCTACCGCGTCTGTCTGCATTAGTAAATTTTGTTGGTTATAGCTATGTGTAAAGTACTTGGCAATAGAGGCTGCATCTGTAGCTACCTGCGTAGTACCGCCTGTACGGGTAATGCTAGCCGCGTTAAATACCAACGTATCATCTAAGCGCCAAACAGCGTTAAAATAGCCTATAGCCGTGCCGTTATCGTTAAACACAGTAGGTGTGCCGCCTATGCTAGCCGTGGTCACGTTTCTATCTTGAAAGGTAAATGAGCCTGTAGCATCTACATAAAAAGCCCCGTACTCACTTAGCGTTACTGTGTTAAGAGCTGCAAGGCTAGTGCGCGCTGTGCCGGGGTCTGCCTGCAAAGTAGTTAGTCCTGCATCTACATCACGCATAGAGCTAGGCCAGCCTATTTGATCTAGTATTTGATTAACACGCGTACCGCTTAAATCTCCAGCGGTTGCCCCTGCTACCGTTGCTATCTGTGCATTTTGGGCAAGTCTAAACGCATCTACCGCCGTAATCGTGGTATAAGTAACCTCATCTGCGTTTTTAGGTGTAGTAGTAGTGTAGCTAGTAATAAAACCGCTAAAGATAGGGTAGGTAGTACTAGCGTAAGTAGCTGTTATCTGCACTTTACGCATAGGGTTTAGCAAGCCATAATACGGGCTGTTGCTATTTTGTGGGTTAAAATCGCCGTTTTGGTCAACGATACGCATAGTGAGCGTACCTGTTTGGAACTGGTCAGCCTGTGGGTTACGCCCTCTATTTGTCTGTATTGTGTCCACTACATTAGACACATCTACAATTACTGCCAAGCTATCAGCTAGCGCATTTGTATCTAGTATGCCTGTATCTAAAATCATAGCTTGAGCAAAGCCAGGGCCAGTACTAAAGTTAATAACAGCGTTTATTACTGGCAGGGTCATAGGCCACCGGTGTAACGCAGCGGGTCACCTTTACGCTCTAGATCTAATATAGCTCTTTGTACTACTAGCGCTACGCCGTCCTCATTACCTATAACACCTGCGTTTATATTTACGTTATAAGTGTTACCTCTTTCTTCACCTCTACGAAATCCGGCAACGTCAAACCCTGCACCTATGCCCGCTGTATCAAATATGCCCATAGCTCTTAGTCTTGCTTGCTCATCACCTAGAGCATTTAAGGCGTTGTTACTTATAGCATCTGTAAGCGTATCTATATGCTCTTTTAATAAAAAGTTAATACCCGTGCCTGTGCTAGTAGCAGCGCGTAAGTTAGTTAATGTAGCTACTTGACCAGTTACATTAGTAGCAGGTATTTTTGGCGTTATAGGCGTTATAGGCGTTATAGGCGTAATAGGTACATTAGGGTTAAGCGCTAAATTAGGATTTATATTTATTTTTAACCCTGCCATTTTAGCAAGTAATAGTAAAGCTTCATCTAAATTATCTATATCTATTAGTTTTTTAGGCTTAAAAGTTTCTAATATTTTGTTTATATCTGCTAACTTAAACTCTTGATTTTGCAAAGCGCCTAGTATTGCTAGATCTAAATTAAGTTTTTTAGCAAGGCGTGTAGCAGCCTCTACATCTTTAGCGGCTATAGCATCTTCAAGCTCTGCCATAGTCTTTTTAATAGATAGGCGAGTAATATCATTAGCTAGCTGTAGTTTTTGTTGGTCTGTAGCATTTACGCCTAATTTGTTTATTTCATCTTGCTTAGCTAGTAGCGCTGCCTGCACCTGTATTTTATCTAAATCAAATATATCTTCACCCTTGCCTAAAGCTAGGGCGGCTTTGTCTAAGGCTAATTGGTCTTTCTTTTCTTTAGTTAATGCCTTTGTTAATGTTAGATTTTTTTTAAGATTTTCTTGTTCTTGTCTATAGATTTCACGTCTAAGACGTGCAGCAGAGCGTATTTTTGCAGGGTCATCAGCTGGGCCAGAATTAAATAAACCGCCGAGAGCTTTTAAGCCTTTTAATGCTCCTACAGTTTCTGAGATTTTTAACAGCAGATTTATTACAGGATTATCTTTTAATTTATCAAACTCTTCACCTATTTTACCTGCAAATGCTGTAATTTTACCTAAGGCTCTGCCTATATTTGTACCCAAGTTTATTATTGCTTCTTGAAACTCTTCAACGCTAACGCCTGACTCTTCAAGCCCATCTACAAAACCTTCACCTATTTTTTCTTTAGCTAAATCTGCCGCTTGTCCTATTCTTGCTAACTTACCTGCGTAAGTGTCGGCAGCTTTAGCAGCTGCGCCGCCAAACCTACTATTAAGTAATTTTAATAATTCATCAAATTTTACGCCTTGTAATTCTGCTGTTGTATAACCTATGCCTAATTTTGCTAACGCTGTAGTTTCACCCTGAAATGCTTTACCTAAAGCTACGCTTACGCTTTGTAAATCTTTGCCTGTAGCTCCGCTTATGTCTAAAGCTGTCTGTAATAATTTTTGTGCTGTAGTTGCATCACCTGTAGCTTGTGATAATTTTATAAACGCATTAGTTAAATCACCGCCTGCCTTGCCTGTAGCTAGGGCTAGCTTGTCTAAAAATTGTCCTATAAACGGTGCAGCAAACGCTAGGTTTATTGAGTCCAAACTATTGGCTAATAATGCAGCCTCTTTTTGTGCATCACTAAACGCCCTAGCTACTGCTCTACCAAACGCTAAAACAGCAGCTACACTAAAAGTTTTTGCTAAAGTTTTGCCTAAGTTTTTTGTAGTTTTACCAAGTTTAGTAGTTGCTGTTTCTGCCTGTGTAAACGCTTTTTTGCCCGTAAACTCAGACGCTATATTTACTACTACTTGTGGATCTACAGCCATTACGCCACCGACTTAAAATTATTATTAAATATAATTTTGGTTTTCTCTATAGCTTTGATTACAGCTGCGTTAGTCTTGCCGCCATCCTCAGCCCATGCTTTATAGATAGCGCGGCCTTTCATCTTTCTAGACCTACGCCCCGCGCCTGTCTGATTATTAGCATCTACTATTTGACCTGTGCCGTTTAGCGCATCTATAAATTGTTTACCCGCGTTAGGGTTCAAGCTGTTAGAGTATTGTTTACCGCTTGCCGTAGTTTTGTCGTAAACGCCATTTACATAGCGATCTACTACCGGGCCTTGCGCTTTGCCTTGTGGATTTAAGCGCCCGGCGGTTTCATAAATAGCACCAGCAGCGCTTACGTTAGCTATACGGGCTAAAGCTCTAAAACCGTTTCTATTTACTTTACTAGGCGCTGTCCTATAACCTATGCCTCTTTTAGCAGCAGCTGCATCAAATCTTGGAAATTGTCTATAGTTAGTGTTGCTAGCCTCTGCCTTACTCCACCCGCTCAAAACGGTAGCAGGTATAAAACCGCGGGCAACTGTAACTATAGGTTTTAACAGCGCTGCCATTTCTTTTTGCAGCTCTTTAGATAAATCAGGCGTAAACTTGCGTAATGCCTTGCGCGCTTCAATAGCGCCTCTTAACTCTGTTGGCATCTTGCACCGCCTTAGCTTTGTCTGTTAAAACTTTTAATATATTCTTAAACATTACATCATCTAGATCTAGCAAGTACTGGGGCGCTATGCCTGTTTCTACCGCAATTTGTGCGATTAGATAGCCAAAACTACCGCGCCCCACTACTCCAAAGG